TACACTGGGTGATAAATGTACTAATGGTCATGATTTTCACGGGTTTTATGGAGTTTTTTAATTTCTTCTTCTTCTTTTCTTTCTCTATTTTCCATCTGGAGTTCTCTAATTGTCTTTCCTCCAGCTAAATCTTTTCTTGTATATAGTCTTATACGAGCTTTATTATAATGTTTTACAATTTCAGGGAATTCCTCCCTAAAATCCAATTGTATATCAGAATGACAACCGAGACAATGAGGTCTGTGACAATATCCTTCATCATCATATTTAGTATTTGTCATCCATTCATTTATACCTTCATCATCCTTCATATCATTTACTTGTTTAACAATATCACATATTTTACAAAATTCATAGCCGTGTATAGTTATCATATAATCACTCTTTTTAAGTTGACCATGTTTATCATCAATGATATTGATCTTTGGAACAACTGAGTCATCTATAAATATCATACCTTGTTCCTCCTACCTTTATTTAGTCCAAACTTCTTTAGCATTCTGCTGGTAAATGTACCTTTAGCAGGTTCTTTCTTCTCTTTATTAAGAAGTGGGTTATTCATACGTCTGGCATGAAACCTGTCTATTTGATCCTTTAATTTGGCTTGTTGCTCCACTCTTACAGCATTAAACTTCTTTTTATTCTGCTTTGATTTCCATTCGTTGTGACTTGTCCCCTTTTTATGGTTCTTAGATACAGACATAGTGTGTCCTCCCTATAATTTAGGTGTTTTGAAAATAATATGAGAAAGATCACGCTGTCAGGACTCGCGAATTATTACGGCAACTACCTGATTTAAGGATTGGTGATTTTAGCCCTAACTTTCTCAATAATAATAGTGAATCTGTCACGGTTTGGTCCATAGTACCGCAAAATTACCCCGAAGTCATCAACTTCGACAGACTCACCCGATTAGTAACCAAATTGATGATAATTGTGTCTCAAGATATAGTATATTATGTGACCACTGAGATATAGTACTGAGAGTATCATAAATATATAGAATACCCGCATTCCTAATGTGTCATCATCACCATTGGCTTTGATTAGACGATATAGTAGACTTCTCATACTCTTTGTCTCCTTTTATTACCTCTTCTTGCTGTGTTGTACCAGATGGCATATAGTTGTTTTTGAGACTTACGATTTCCTGAGCGTGTATTAAAGTATGTATTAAACCAGTGTACCAGTTCATATTTACGGTTGAACGGACATACGATTGCTTTCATAGTAATTACTCCTTCCTATAATCCAACATTTTCAGGTTAAAATATAACTATCAACAAAAAGTCAATAGCTCTTCAAAAATATAAATCTTTAACAGAGAGTCAATATTCTTCAAAAAAAAGATGCCAAGAGGTACTAATATGGTAGTTTTAGTATTCTCTTGACATCTGAATGAAAGACTAGATTATCCAGTTTCCATGTTCGTCTTGATGATAGCCATCGTATGCCATTTTGCATTCCCAAGAACAGAATATGTATTCTGTAGAGCTTTGCCAGCTGTGTTTCTCTTCGGGAGTAGTGGCATTGTAATACCTTCGATTTCGTTTCTTAAATCTTTCGAAGGAATATTGAGGGTCGTATGGAACCCAGCCATTACATTGACGACATTTAGGTAGACATCGGTTTATCAGCTGTTCTAACTTATCTATTCTGTTATGAAGCTGATATATGTATTTATCCATTTTCTTATTTCCTTATTTTATTACTCTATGTATTAAACCTGATAAGTAGCTCAATCAGTACAATTGGCGTTGGATCATGAATGACTTTCGTCCCTTTCACGAGCGTCTTTGTACTGATGTGAGCTATTATCAAATATACCAAGAACTCCCAACACGCTTGATTGCGTATTGGGACATTCTTGGTTATGGAACTATATTATTAAAACCACGTGCGGATGGGTTGAAGCTATACTTGGCGTTTTATAGTTAGTATTCCAAGTGTATTTAAGTCACTATCGAACCCGTCATCTATTGCAGATGATTATAATGCCTATCAGGCGGATGCAGTAACGATCTTGCTGAAGTCCACCTTACTGCCTTCGACCTTCAACCGTGTGGATTGGGATTGAAAAGCAGGTCGATAGATGATGGAAGTACGAGCTGGCATTGCATCATTATTGGATTTTCCCGCACCATCAAAGGATTCTGGTTTGGGATCATCGATGTTATGCCTGACTTCGTCTGTGAATCGTCCTTGGATTGTATCAAACTTGTTAGCCTTTTGATAGACTACATAAGGATGATCTGCAGGATTACTGGAGAGTAATTGCCTGCCTCGGACGGTTTCACCATCAGCATTGACTGTTTCAGTCGCCCAGTTCAGTTTATCAAGCATCATCTGAGTTGAATCAGAGTTTGGTTGATTAACTGTTGGCTGGTTAGATGCCAGTTGGTATACAGCTTGATACCCGAGATTTCCCAAACTGAGACAGTCTGGAAACTCATCGAGAGGGATTTGTGCACCCGTGAACGTGAACCGTAAATGATCCGTAAAGGCATTGCCTCTGGAATCTTTAGGTACGTCGTCGGGGATTACAGCACCATCGGGATAAGCTGTATTGGCGACTTTGCAAGTGTAACCGCTAAAGAGTGACTGAACGAGAGATATCCCAAGTTCTGCACCCCAATCGATTACGTTGATAGATATACGAGAACCATTAATTAAAGCCATAATAGACTCCTTTCTTTAGGTTGTTAACAGCAATACCACTCCTGAATGGAGTAGTGTATCTATCACTAATGCCTGCACGTGAAAGGACAGAGCAATAGAAGCCGAAGGGGTCTTATGCTCTGCAAGTCTTATCATCCGCATATCTTCCACCGCATTGTATTTCACTCACGTCTTAGCACTAATCCGAGGACGAAAGGTTTAATTCAATGGGACTTCAGCAATCTATAGATTCATTGAGATGAGCCGAGCGTAGGTACTACAGTAGTATGGTGGTAGTATGGGCGAGGGGAGTGTCAGTTCAAGTGAGCGATCGCCTTGCGATCCAGTTCACTTGAGCGACACCTCAGCCAATGAGATCGGTGATTGGTAACGAAGTTACGACCATTGAATTTAACTTTCAACGAGGATTAGATGGCAGGGAGTGAAATTCAAAGGGGTGGTGCGGATGGTAAATGACACACCCACAATCTATATTATTTTTTGGAAAAAGGTATTTGGATGTGCTTTCCCAGCCTTTTCGTTACTCAACTGATACTTTAAGTCAGAATACACAACAGGTAACAGGTAGGGGAGATAAGTAGAAAATATATTTTTGTTGACTTTTACCTATTTTAGTTATAAATTTATTTATGTTAGTTGTTTTTGATATAGGATGTCTTTAATTACTATTGATGTACAACCTGTGATAGAATATAGTGGTAGACATTGACTATTCCAAATATCTTAACGATGATGACAGTTTAAATAAGGGGAAGCTCTGGAGTGACATTGCTGGAATACGCGGGTTTTACAGTGATCAGAGGAGAAAAGACTTATATGATGCTGTTACCACTTGGTATTACCATCATATAAAAGCTAAGAAGGAGGAAAATAATGCCTCTACCTAATTTATGTTTTGAATGTGATAAGCCTTTACGCCCTGATGAGGTTTATATATGCCAGAATTGCTTTGAAGAGCAGTTAATAGAGGAGAATCACCGTACGAAGGGCAATCCAGAGGCTGGAATAGACGAAGAAGACGAAGAAGATGGTAAATAGGGCTGCAAAACGTAGAAAAGATGAAAAAAGGGATAAAGATCGCGATTTGGATAAGTATGGTCGTACTCCCGCTCAGATTAGGCGAAATAGAATACGGAGGGAACGTAAAAAGCGTGACATCTTTCGATCAGGTCATTAAAGAGGTCTTTAAGCACGAGGGTGGTTATGTGAATGATCCGGATGATCCGGGTGGGGAGACCAAGTATGGTATCTCCAAGAGGGCATTCCCTGATGAAGATATAAAGAAGCTGACGAAGAAACATGCTGCGAAACTCTATTATGATCATTATTGGATTCCTTCGAAGGTAAATATGCTCCCTGACAACATAAGGGCTATATATTTTGATATGGCAGTAAATATGGGGAAGAAAAGGGCAGCTACTATACTTCAGAAGGCTTGTAACCATAAAAACAAGGTAAAGATCAAGGTAGACGGCAGAATGGGCAGGAATACTGCTAAATCTGCGAAAATTTTAGAACCGGAGAGACTAAGGAGTTTTAGAGTGAAGTATTATGCCGATTTGGTAACAAGGAAGCCTGTATTAGAGAAATACTGGTTTGGCTGGTACCGAAGGGCTTTGGCAGTTTGATTTCTCCTCGGCTAGTGGCTCAGTCCTTCCTGAGCAGGGTGGGTTGGTGGAAACCTCTTTATGTATGAAGTAACTATAAATCATAAGGCTGGGAAGAGGGTGTACCCTGTTTATACGCGGGAAGAGGCTAAAAAAGAGGGTATTAAGTTTGTTTACTGGAAACATGCTCAAGAAGGGGATTATGGCTGTTCTGATGATGGGAGGGTATCTGAGTGCTATTCAAGGAAAACTCCTCCAAAAGGGAAGGTATCTTCCTCTGGTTATGATTATCTCAGATTTGGAATGGGGACCACATGGGTGAATAGCCCCGAGTTCTATGTGAAAGGCAGGTTGAGTGTGCATACCTCTAGTGGAGAACATTCATTTACCAGGGATATGCGGACAAAGAAGGCAAAAAAGCTTATAGACCTAGTAGCTAGGAATACTCCTGTAGCAGAGGCTATACAGAGGGTTATTGGTCCTAGCAAGAAGGCGGATTGGGACAAATGGTTTAGAATAACAAGATCAAGGGAGTTTAAAAAGAACGTGGATGCAGATAGAGAAGCTATTCTTCAAGATGCTGGTATTACTGATGATGCCCTCGCAGAAGCTTGGATAGAGTTAAAGAGGGATGCAGAAGCTTTAGGTGACAAAAAAGAGCAGTTGAGACTTAGACGGGGTATATTGCAGGATTTGTCTGGATTTAAGGGTTGGGGCAAGGAAGATAAGGTCAGATTGAAGCATGAGCAGATAGAGGGTGTCTTTGATTCCAAGATGCTGGGTGAAATTATGCAGATAAAGGGTGCATCAAAGGAAGCGGAGGGTACTGTTGAGCAACTTACTCAGTCAACCAAGTCTGACGAATCTTGACGGCGAAGAGAAGTATCATTTAATACAAACGGGTCTGGAACTTGCTCGTAATATGGGTAAGTTTGGTCAGACCTGTTTTCCTAAAGCCCTCAGAAGAACAATCCCTGATTTTCATCAGGAGATATATAAAACTATCCTAGATGATAATCAGAAGAGAGTTATGATAGCAGCTCCTAGGGGAACTGCCAAGAGTACGGTCTGTAGCCTGATCCTTCCTCTTTATATGGCTACATTCAAGCAACCCAAGGATGATTTGTTCATAGTCATCATATCTGAGTCCCAAGCACAGAGTATTAACTTCTTATCTAGGATAAAGTATCATTTAGACCATTCTGAGGTGTATCGGACCCTATATGGAGCAAAAGGTAGTGATACAGCTGCTAAATGGACGGGAACTGACATTGTTCTCAAGAATGGGACAAGAATGGTAGCCGTGGGTACAGGACAGCGTGTCCGTGGCTTTATTCAGGGAGATACCCGTCCAAACTTGATTATAGTGGATGATTTCGAGTCAGAACTGAATGCTGCCACCCCTGAAGCTAGGAGTAAGAATAGGAAGTGGATGACGGAGGCTGTTATCCCTTCTCTTGCCGATGATGGAAGAATTATCATGATTGGGACGGTTATTAGCGAGGATTGCTTCATTTGCTGGGCAAAAGAGTCTTCTGCGTGGAAAACCTTGTGGTATTCGATATGGGACGAGAATGAGAAGCCTATATGGAATGCGAGGTTCCCAAAGGAAAGGATTATACAGATAAAAGAGGAGTTTGAGAGTGTTGGCAACCTGAATGGGTTTTATCAGGAATATATGAATATAGCACAGTCTCCGGATGATGCTCCCTTCAAACCAGAGTATATCAAGTTACATCACTATGATTACGGAAGGAGAGAGGGGCAAAATTGCTTGATAAAGAAACAGGGGGAAACAGAGCATGTTAAACCTATTGAAATTTATTGTGGGATTGATCCTGCTAGTAGTCTTAATCCTCGTGCAGACTTTTTTGTTATTTCTGTCATTGGTATTGACAATGACAATAATAAGTATATCGTGGATTTATTCAGGGAGCGTATCTCTCCTGCGGAGCAGCCGGGTAAAATTATTGAATATTACAAGAAGTATCGCCCAAAAAGGATGAAAGTGGAAACAACTGCGTATCAGGAAGCGTTAAGAGCTAGCACAAGAGCTATGATGTTAAAAGAGAATCTATATATCCCCGGTCTTGAGAAAGGTGTGAAACCGAGGACTAGAAAGTCAGAAAGATTGATCAGCCTTGTTCCTATGTTGGCAAAAGGGGAGTTCTTCTTTAGACCTCAAGACTTAACGGCACAACAAGAGTTTCTATCTTATCCTAAGGGTAGGAACGATGATATATTGGATGCTATATGGATTGCTCTAGAGGGAGCAACTCCTTGTAGGAAGAAAAAGATAGAAAAACAGACAGATGACGGTTTGGGAAAGAAATTACTTGATTGGATGACAATGTAGTGGTATATTCGCCCGGATATCTATACTAAATGGCATACGGTAAAAAAGCTAAATCAGGCAAGAAAAAGGTCTTAGAGACCCATGAACTCTTTAAATCTTATTCTAATAAGAGAGAGGTATGGGCGGAACACGCACAGGAAGACAAAGAATTTCGGCTGGGGAGACAATGGTCTAAAGAACAGCGGATAACACTTGAGGAGAGAGGTCAGGCTCCTATAGTTGTAAATAGAATACATCCCGCTGTGGAAGCAGCGAAGGCAATGCTTACATCTCAGAAACCTTCTTTTAGGGTTTCTCCCAGAGAAGATAGCGATAATAAGGTTGCTCAGGTTATGAATGGTATACTTGAGTATATATGGCAAATTTCTAATGGTGATGATATCTTGAGAACAGCCGTAGACGATTATTATACTACAGGAATGGGTTGTGTTCTTGTTTATCAAGACCCAATGAGTGATATGGGTAAGGGTGATGTTAAAGTTAAAGACATTGACCCGTTAGATGTTTATGTTGATCCTAATTGCAGAAGTAAATTTTGTGACGATGCGGAGAATATAATAATTTCAAGACTATATACGAAAGATCAGGCTAAGGCATTATATCCCATGTATGAGAAAGCTATTGGGAATGCTAGTACTGATCAATTCCTCACAGATAGACCTAAGACAATGAGGCAGGATGATGGAGAACTTTCTTTTCCAGAGGATGACGGTACCAAGACAGATGTGGGATGGGGTAAAACTGACGAGTATGTTCGTGGATACGAAAGATATTATAAAGAAATAGTTGATATGTATAGGATATATGAGTCCTATAGTGGTCGAGAAGACCTTATTGATGAAGATTCTATGGCGAGATATGTAACTCAGAAAGTATGGGTTGTAAATAATCAGATCATTGATGACCCATTAATAGCAAAAGATTTAATCACGCAGGTCCAAGAATCCTATGCTCAGGCTATTAGTATGGCTAGGGGGCAGGGAGGAAGTGCACCTCAGTTGCCAGAAATCAAAGAAATGACAGTGCAGGATTTGATAGAAGAGGGCAAAATTGAAACTGTTACAGTTCCGACTGTAAGAGTTCATGTGTGTGTTATTATGGGTGATCAGTTGCTCTATCAGCGTATGTTACCTGTTTCGGACTATCCTCTTATATTCTTAATGAATATCCATACAAGGACTCCTTTCCCAGTTTCTGATGTAAGATTAGTTAAGGGTCTTCAGGAATACATTAATAAAACAAGGTCTTTAATAGTAGCACATGCTACAACAAGCACGAATACGAAGATACTAATACCTTCCGGTTCTGTGGATATGCGGGAATTTGAGACTAAATGGTCTCAACCCGGAGTTGCAATAGAAGTAGATTTTGATCAGGGACCACCTGTTTCAGTAGCTCCTACACCTCTTCCGAATGAGTTGTACCAGAATGAAAAAGAAGCCAAAAGTGATATAGACCACCAATTAGGTTTATACGAAATGATGATGGGGAACTCACAAGCAGCTCCTCATACTTATAAAGCGACTGTTTCTCTCGATGAGTTTGGTCAAAGAAAAATAAAGTCAAAACAGGCAGACCTTGAAAATTGTTTGAAAAGAATTGCTCAAGTTGTTATACCTTTAGCACAGCAGTTATATACAGAAGAGAAGGTAATACGATTGGTTCAACCAAACAATTCTATAAATGAGTTCACAATGAACAAGAAACTCTATGATGATAAACAAAAAGAGGTGGGAGTTGTTAATGATATTACTGTTGGGCATTATGATATAGTAGTAGTGTCTGGTTCAACTTTGCCTACTAATAGATATGCACAACTTGAGATGTATATGGATTCATACGAAAAGGGTATTATAGATAAGGTAGAAGTATTAAAGAAGACGGAAGTATTCGACATGCAGGGAGTATTAGAGAGAACAGATATGGTTACTCAACTCCAGCAACAATTAGAGCAGGCTCAGGATACAATTAAAGACCTAGAAGGCGATCTTCAAACTAGAGAACGAGAAGTTTATCACGCAAAACAGCGTGCAGAATTAGAAAAATTTAAGGCTCAATTAGACTCAACCTCCACAAAAGCGAAAGCTGCGGGAACAGTCTTTGAGAAACGCCTTAATGACGCAACGGGACAGCTCAGTAGGGAAGTCACAGAGGCTTCCAAGACTGAAACTAAAAAACCTTCACCCCCTAAAAAGAAGTCCCAAGGGGCAAGGAAATCATAGGAGTTTACTATGGCTAATGATCTAGTACAAGGCGATGTGGGGGATGCGGCTCAGGTCCAACCTGAAACCCTAGCAGATGATACCCAAGCCTTAAGCGACATCATAACTGGTTCAGGGATTGACGAAACAGTTGAAAGTGCTTTCGGATTCCCAGAACCATCATCGGAAGTCGTTGAAACAGACTCACCCGATACCGTACTGGAAACAGGCGGGGCAAACTTGGATGCTACACCAGTTACTACTGATAATGATCAAGTTAGGTATCAGTATTGGCAAAGCGAAGCAGATAAAAAAGAGAATGAGCTGTCAAAAGTTCGGGCAACGAATGAACTTTTGACTCAGCAATTAACTTCTTTTGTATCTAATACGCAGCAACCTCAGCAGCAACAGCAGCCAGAGGAGCAAGTTGAAGAGTTTCCACCCCCTCCGGGCAAACCAGACAAACCTCGAACATATAATCGAGAGGAAGCGTATACTGATTCTTCAAGTGAAAGTGCTCGTTATTTAGACGAGATTGAATCTTGGAGAGATGATATGGACGAATACAATGCTTTGCAAGCTGAATATCAGAGTGCAAAGCTTGCTGCAGATCGCGAAGAATATCAGCGTGCTCGCCAGAGAGATGACGCGTTGAGACAACAAGCTTCTGAAAATGATCAAAGAATGGGACAGTTGAAAACACATCTGAGGCAGAAATATAATGCTTCTGATGCTGAATTTGATGAGTTCGTACAGATTATGTCCAATCCAGAGTCGCTCACTCCAGATAATTTATGGAGGTTATATCAAATGGATCGAGGTGTACAGACCAATGTCCCTTCTACTCCTGCAGCACCTAGTGCTGCATTTGAGCAAACTCGAAGAGCACAGTCTGTCCCTAGTCCAATGGGCGTTCTACCGAGCCAAAATGTTCAAGTGTCTGATCGTTCGGTAGAAGATAAACTAATGGATAGTATTATTGAAGACCAAAATAGAC